TCCGGATCAACGTCCTGCAGGCAGCCACTCTCATCATTCATATGGATTGGATAGCGGAACCACGTGTTGACCGGCGGGAACTTCGGGAACTCTCTGAGGGTGCCCTCGATCCTCCATGCAGTTATTCCCTGCACCTTTGCGTAGACCTCTTCAATCTGCGGCTGGAGCATATCCACTCGCCATTTGGGCAGCTTGTTCTGTATGTAGTTGTATAGCTTGTCAGCCATCAGAAGGTCATCCTGAGACAATTCTTCGTCCCATTTCAGGTCTTTCCTATAAGGTTCCAGAACCGTCCGATACAGCTCACAAAGTGCCTTATTGGCCTCTTGATTGATGATGTCATCAGTCAGCGGCAGCTCTATCATGTCCAGGAGCGCGTCCGGGTCCCTTGCGAAGACTCCGGATCCCGAGGCCCTGTCCATGGATTTCTTCTGCCCCTGGGACCCCTTTGAATGGTGGTGACAGTAAATAGTTGCCGCCCCCAACTCCGTACACACCTTGTCAAATTGGTTACAGAACTTTGCCATCTGATCAGCTGAGTTCTCATCGCCGGTTATGACTTTATAGATTGGGTCGATAATGACAGCCTTATAATGCCTGTCCTTGGCCCGCCTGATCAGCTTAGGAGCCAGTTTATCCATGGGGACGGATCTGCCTCTCAGATTCCAGATATCGATGTTTCTGAGGCTTCTGGGAGGGATTCCCGCGGCATTGTAGACATCCTTGAACCTGTGCAGACAGGACGCCCTGTCGAGCTCCAGATTGACGTAAAGCACCCTGCCCTTCATGCAGTCCCAGCCGTGCCACTGACGGCCTTCTGCAATCGCTATGCAGAGCTCTATGAGGTCAAATGACTTACCGGCTTTGGACGGGCCGACGATCAGCATCTTGTGGCCTTCCCTGAGGACTCCCTTGATCAGCTCCGGAGCCAGAGCCGGGAGGTCATCCCATTCCGTTGCCAGTTCTTCCATATCGGGAAGATCGTCGTTGACAGCTTCGATCCATTCATACCACTCAGCCCATGATTTGCAGCCGATGTTCGTATCGATAACAAACTGCTTCTTTTCTCCGCGTTCGCATCCGGGCATCCTGGAAAGCCTTGAAGGGTTCCGGTTCTGCGTGTCGATCACCATGCCATTCTTCTTGCAGATATCGTAGAGGTAATTGACGCGCTCCTTATACTCCTTCTGGTCATCTGCCTCGATCCTTACGATCGCATGTACGCTCTTGCCACCCGAATACAGAAGGACAGCCACAGGAAGGTTCAGCTGACGGATCAAGCCGTTCTGCGCTGACAGCTCCATGTTATCCGACTCAACCAGGGCGTACCTGAAGTCAGTCACGTTCTCATTGTTGACACCGTTGCCGTCCAGCGGATTAAAGCGGATCCATGCGCCGGCATCATGATTGTATTTTCCAAGGACTTCTTCTATGTCCCCGGTTTTTTTCAGATCCCGGACAACTTCCCCGACATGTAGCGTATAAATTCCCTTATTGGCCGGCACCCATTTCTGCGTGCCGTCTTTGTTTGCTTTCTGGAAGGAGCTCGTCACGTACCCAAAGGTCTCTTCGGGAGTGAACAGCGTTTCCAGATATCTGATCAGCTCCTTTGCCGGCTCCCATGAGGAAGGCTCATCAATGTCACGATGCTCCACCCAGCCTTCGCCGACGATGGCGCCTTCGACATAATCAAGACTGCCGTCAAGGTCGAGGATCCTTCCGGCTTCTCGCTGCGGAGGCACCCACCCGAGTTCCATGGCCATGTGCACGATCGTGCCGCCGGTGACGCCCTCATCACGGCGGAAGGACCGCCATTTCTTGGCACACTCGCCCGTGTGATAGCGCCCGGAGTCCCTGCGGCTCCAGTCATCCCAGACATCGCAGGAATAGCCCTCAAACTTCAGGGCCATTCCTACTTCCGTCCATTCCTCGTAATTGAGAAGCGCAGGATTTATATGATTTAATAATTCTCTGAGATCTGTCCTGTTTTCCATTTATCAGTACCCTGATGCCTTCGGCGTATCCGCCGGCGGCCTGTATTCTCTGGGGTTTAAGTCTCTTGGCGTCTTCCACCCGTTTGCAGCTATCCTGTAGATCAGCTTCCTCGCCTGATCAAAGGACCATGTACCCACATTCTGGAAACCTCTCATTTCGAGCTGCTTGATCTGCTTTGGAGTAGCAAGACCGCTCCTCTTCCTTTCATCCAGCTTGCCCAGCAGCATGTCAGCTTCGCCCTGGCTCTTCACGCTGTCAGCGCGGATCCCGAGCTTCTCCAGGCGCTCCCGCTGGTCCATTGTAGGATCCTGTGAGGCCCATCCGAACGGAGGGACATAATCCACGAGGTCGCGGGCATTGATACTCATAGCGTACTGAAGCGGATCAACCAAACGGCTCTTTTTCCGACGCTGCGCCGCTAGTTCTGCAGCCAGTGCTTCTTCCCGCTCGGCAACCACATCCTCAGAAGCTTTTTTCTCAGCCTCCTCGATGTCCACTGCTTCGCCGGGATTCGCCTCCAAATTTTTCGTCATCTTCTGCGCGACCTCTTCGTCTTCACAGATCAGCGCCGCAGGATGGCATAACTCGTGCTTTTCGGTCATCCACAGGAAGTCGATCAGAAGCAGATGCTCTTTACCGGTCTCCGGAGAGAGCCTTGTGCCGCGTCCAACCATCTGCGCATACAGTGGTCTCGACTTTGTGGGCCTCAAGACGATGATGCAGTCCACAGCCGGGCAGTCATATCCCTCTGTCAGGAGCATGGAATTGCAGAGCACATTGTATCTGCCCGCTTCGAAGTCCTGCAGGATCTGCGTGCGATCTTCACTGCTTCCGTTAACCTCTGCCGCTACAAAACCACGCTCATTGAGGATTTTCATGAATTTTTGGGATGTTGCTATCAGTGGAAGGAATACGATTGTCTTGCGGTCCATGCAGTACTTTTCCATTTCATCCGCAATCTGGTACAGATAAGGATCCAGCGCAGTTCCGATCTCACCAACCTTGAAATCGCCGGCGCTGATGCCGACCATGCTGATATCAATCTTGAGTGGTACTGTAAGCGCCTTGATCGGTACCAGGTACCCGCTGCGGATTGCTTCCGGCATAGTGTATTCGAAGGCCAATGACTCGAAATAGCTTCCGAGGTTCTTCATGTCGGCCCGGTCGGGCGTCGCTGTGACGCCCAGGACCTTTGACCCGCCAAAATATCTAAGAACTGTCTGATAAGAAGGACTGACGCAGTGATGGGCTTCGTCGATGATGATCACGTCGAAGTAATCCTGCGGGAACTGCTTCAGGCGTCGTTCGTGCATGAGAGTCTGCACAGATCCGACGACTACTCGATACCATTCACCAAGACAGGAACGCTCCGCCTTCTCAACAGAAGACCGCAAGCCGGTCGCCTTGAAGATCTTATCGGCCGCCTGGTCGAGGAGCTCCCCGCGGTGTGCCATGATCAGCACGCGGTACCCGCGGCGCACGCACTCCTCGACGATCTTGGCGAAAACAATGGTCTTGCCGGTTCCGGTAGGCATGACGACCAGCGTTTTTCTATGGCCGTCATCCCACTCCGCGAACACATGCCCGAAAGCCTCTTCCTGGTAAGGCCTCAGCTGCATCATTAGAAGCCGCCTCCCCATGCCTGCTGTTTCTTCTCAAGGAAGGTCAGGTTCGTAAAGACGCGATCATCCTTCTTGCCCTTGGTCTTAACGACCTTCACGCGGCATGACTGCCCTGCCAGCTCATTGATGGCTCTCCTGAGATTCGGCAGCGGCTCACCCTTTTTCTGCTGTCCTGTGCCCACGAACAGCTGGCACAGTTTCCACTTGAAATCATCATTGAGGATGATGTTTTCCCTTGTCTGCAGATCACTGCCCTGTACATTCACATTCACATATACAACCAGGCAGGGATTGCCGTTGTACTTACTGTCGCCATCGATCCTTGTGTTCTCCACGTGGTCGATTCTGGCGTCATACTCGCCTTCCGGAATATCCGGGAACTGCTCCTGATAATCAAGGCTTCCATCCAGATCCAATACGTTACCCATAATCTTCCTCCTTATTTGTATTCAATCTCCATCTTGTTTCTCATATCCATGATTGCCGCCTTGAGCTGCGGCCAGAATCCGATGCACCACCCCTTGAGGAAATCGTCCGGATAATCAGCCACCTTTGTGTCAGCGGTCATATAGCCTCTTGCCGATGCGACATGCTGGATCTCCCATTCGTCGATCCTGTCAGCGATCATCAGGTCGCGCAGCGCCTTAGGGATCCTGGGATCCGGTTCCTTATATTCATTCTTCTCGTCCGGGAACGGCGTCTCCTCATAGCGCCTCATTTCTTGGAACCCCTCAGGGATCACAGGCTTGCTTTCAGCCACAGGCGCGCCTGTCTTTTTCTCATCTTTTTTATCCGCTTTGGGAGCGGGCGCCGGGGCAGAAGCGGGCTGGCTTTTGGGCTGCGGCTTCGGCGGCTCCGCTTCTTTCTCGATCGGCAGCGTGACAGGCAGCGGCTGATCAGCGAAGAGCGGCGCAATGGACTCGTATTCCAGAGGCAGCTCATCGGGCATGCCATAGCGGTTCTTTGCATCCCAGAACGGTGTGTGATTCGTGTGGATCACCCTGCGTCCGCCCTGAGCCTTGTTCTTTCCTTTCGCGGCGCCCTGGTTATCGATATTGATCACATTGACCTTGTAATTAAGGAACAGGACTGCATCTGCCCACTCTCTGATCAGTGGAGCAACCTTCTTGGAGGTCTTCATTTCCCAGTGATCATAGGCGCCCATTTCCTCCGGGAGCTCCACCTTCCGGAGCTGAGCATGGGCTGTCATCACGATATGGACTCCGCGTTCTGATACTTCTGTCAGAAGGTTCAGCAATTTACCGAATCGCTCAGCGCTGTATGTATACCCTTTGCCATACCCGAAATCCTCGATACCGTTTTTCTGATTGGTCTTCAGAAGATCGTCGATCTCCATCTGTTCAGCCCAGTCTGCCGTGTCAAGGACCAGTGTCTTGCAGAGTGTCGGGTTATCCCGGATGAACCTGACTTCATCCAAAAGCATCTGCCATGACGTGGGCTTATCCAGCCGCTTGACGTTCATATCCTTTGTGGAATCTTCCGTGTCGATGAATACCGGATCCGGGAACTGGCTGGCCAACGTGCTCTTGCCAATCCCCTCCGGTCCGTAGATCACGATCTTCTTAGCGCCGGGGATCCGGCCGCTCGTAATACTAAATGCCATTGATTACCTCCTTAAAATCCCATTCCTGCAGACCAGCCGGTCGCCTTCGGTGCAGGCTCTTCTTTGGCGAATACTCCGTCCTGACCCTCGACGTAGCCATCAGTGATCACGATGCTGCATTCGTCACCAGTGCTGACTCTGGTTGCGATCGCCTGCAGTCCTTCCTGTTCCAGCCATGCGCCGAACTCTTTAAGGGTGTCGATGTCCATTGCTTCCAGCTTGTCCAGGAGTACAAAGCCGCACTTCGGGTTGAGCTTGCGGACGATCGATGTGCTGACGATCATCTGCTCGGCGCTCGACATGTTGTCCCACTGCTGGCCGTTATAGATCAGCTCTCCGTCTTTGACTGACAGTCCCGGCAGCGGGAGGTCTGCACTTTCGAGCAGCCCGGTCTTCTGCTTCCTGACATCCTCAATCGCCTGAGACAACTCTGTGTACTGGTCCCTGTACTGCTTCGCGTCCTCTTCGGCTTTGGCCTTGTCGAGATTGGCGCGGACCTTTCGGTTGATCACTTCGATGTTCTCGATCGAACGCTCCAGCTCCTCTGTGGACTCCATTTTCATCTCTGCCGGAGTCTTCTCGGCGGCCTTGCGCTTTTCATTGAGGGTTTCCCGTTCTTTCTTAAGATCTCTAATCGCACGCTCATATGCCTCGATTGCATTTTCATTCTTTTCAAGATCTGAAAGGATCCTGTCGTATTCGCGGGCCCACTGCTGCCGCTGGCCATTCCTTGCCAGAATCTCCTGCTGTTCTCTGATCAGCTCCGAAGCACTCACCGGCTCTTCCGGAGCGTCCGGATAATAAGGCTGCTCTTTAGCGTACTTCTCTTTCTGGTCAGCAGTTCGGCCAACATAGAGCCGTTCCTGGTACAGACTCTTTTCCTTCTGTTCCAGCTCCGCCAGCTGAGGACCGACACCAATGATCTGCAGGAGGGTGTTCGCCTTCTCTTTGCCGGTGGCTTCCATGAACTTCGGAAGGTTGATGGCGAGCTCTTCCACAAAGCTGTCAAGAAGCTGCTGCCCGCCCTTCTGGCCTTCCGGATCAGTGACCTTGAGGTCGCTGTTCTTACCCTTGCGCTCTACCACAAGCCCGTTGTCCATGATCACCTTGAGCCGAGGAGGAATGGTGCTGTCTGCGTTCACAGCCTGCGAAGGCTTATATTTGTTACCGCCCAGGGCCCA